CATAACAATAATCAAAGTACAATTATTTCACTCCCTAACTGGGTTCTAAATCAATTTGAAGAGGCGTTATCATAATGGCAGATGTAAGCGGAGCAATGCAAGCAAAGAGCAATCAGCTTAATGCAATGGATATTTTAGGTGTTGAGCCTGTAATCACTATTGCAAGTGTAAATATTACCAATGAATCAGGAAAGCCAACTGTGTGGGTTCACTATCATGGTGGCGAAGGTCGTCCGTGGCGTGTAAGCACTGGAATGGTTCGTATACTATCGGCAGGATGGGGTGCAGAGTCGGATAATTGGATTGGTAAATCAGTTCAAATATTCAACGAGCCAACTGTTGTTTATGCTGGTAAAGAAGTAGGCGGCATACACATTCGAGCAATGTCAGATATTCCAGAGCGCGGAATTAAGGCGACGTTGTCAATTAACCGTTCTAAGCGTGTACCTTTCCCTGTTGCACACTTAACAATGCAATCCCCTGCATATCCAGAAGAGCAGTTTAATAACGCGCTGCCTTCAATGGTATCCGCAATGGAAAGCGGAAAAATGACATTGGAAGCGATTATACACCGATGCCAACAAACCGGCACGTTAACACAAGAACAACTTAAACGGCTTTCAGACTCGCGACCGCTAGACGCAGACGAAGGAGATCAACACTAAAAAGTAAGGGAGCAATTAAGCTCCCTTTTTTTATAATCTGGTCACACCGTACACACGTCTTATAGCGTGATTGGTATTTCCGTCTGGCTGTAGTCGATTATCTCTATATGTTCTGTACAGTGAAATAGTAGTGTTATCAGGAAAGGCAAATTGACTTGCCTGAGTATCACCCTCACTGGCATCAACAACATAACTGTTGACAACCAAGCTCGAGCTTAAAGCGGCCGTCGGCATGGTTTTAACGTCGCTGTCTTCGCTATTGTCACCAAGTACAACCGATATCATGTGAAAGTTTCTTATGCTTTCTGATAATGAAGCAGAATCACCAGAAGCAAGCGTACCCGTGTACAATGTTGTGGTAGTAGTTTCAACAGCATTGTTTAGGATTGTTTGAACTTGAGGTAGTGATTGTGTTAGTTCTCCACCTTGGTCAGAAACAAAAACCTGACCATAACCTGTTAATCTAAGAGACTCATTGTTTGATATGTCTGGCCATACACCTCTTGTCATGCTTAGGCCTGTAAACTTGTGAGGGCCAACCACTGCAACGTCAACGATAACGATCGTAATGTTAGATCCTGAAAGGTAACCAACTGTCACGCCATCTGTAGTTATTGTTCCGTCTTCTAATTTCACCCCATAAAAGTAATCTCTGAAATCTCCACCTCTATACCTCGCGTAATAGGATCCAGAGTCAGCGCTAAATACGCCGTTTATGTATGTGGCGTTCACAAGGTCGTTATAAATAGCAAGCCTATCCTTTGCTATAGAGCTTCCAACTGTGTAAGTTCTTGGTGTTGATGATGGTAGAATGTCACCGTCATTCTCAACAACATTAAAGTTTTGATTTGGAGATAGCATATTAACAACTTCATTTTGAGCAATCATAGCCTCGAATATTTGGCTGTTGGTCGCTGTATCTGAAACTCCATTTGGGGATGATCCATTTTCATTCATCACCGCGCCAAAAAAAGCTTCATAGTCAATTAGCCAATCTTTTTCAAAGTAAGTCCCGTCTCTTGCTGCTTCTGCCGTTCTGTTTTTAGGTTTTCCCATTGGAAACTCATCGCTTGATGATTCCCATCTTCCTTCATACCTAACTGCTTTATTTATTGCCATGGTAATTTTTTCCTGTTTTAAATTTCAACAAAACCACTAAAAGTTACGCCTTGCGGTCTAGGTATAATATCACCGTTGGTCATCAAATCACGAACAACGTTATTTATATCCCCCTCAATGACGATGGAGAATGTCATATCTTCATTATCTATTAATCGTGTAGCAACTGCATTTTGGTCGCCAATAATAAAGTTGACAGACGTAAGTATTTCATCGATTGTTGCTGAACTATTGTTTTTTGCTATTTTGGCCTTTAGCAAATACTGGTAATAATCATCACTAAGATTCGCGTCGTCTGCAACGGATGGGGTAGATAACTGTATAGAATCGTCACCACACTCAAAGTCACCGTCACTATTGCATTCATAAACAGTTAAATAGCTTGTTTGCAGAAGAGAGCGATTAGCATCAACAATACGACCTATCACATTCAGCGCTTCACCCGAATTTCTATCTATATCCCAGCTATCACGAACAAACTCGGCAACGCTTAACATCTGCCCCCTAAATGAAACAGGTATTTCAGATAATTTTGAAGCCTTTGTTTTATCTCGATACTGAGCATACAACCTATTAGCCATACTTAAACCACCGTTACAGTAATATTGTCAGATGACCATGAGCTGATCTCATCAAAATCAATAACAGCAATTCCAGATGAGACGCCGTTTATTGTAGAGGAGTTAATATAAACACCTTCGTACTCACCAATGACGTTATTTATTGGCGTGTCTATGCGCCTAATTGGTACATTTTCCCCAATATCAAAACCTGTTTGATCAAACCCTGTTGATCCTTCTAACAAGCTCCCGTTTGCATAACTAATAATTGATTCAGCTATCAATGTTTCTATTATCGTTGGTAACTTCCCATTTGGGTCTGCAAGCTCGATAACAGTATTCATTGCGACAGGAGTCGGACGTCCAAACCTAATTAATTTTGTGTTTGTTATATGCAAATCAGACGTGACTGTTACAGTTTCTACAACGCCTGCGCCATTCAAGTAAACGCCTGGATTCTTTTTGATGTAAATAGCTTTTGCAATTTCATCACTGTCACCGCCTTGAATCAAATACGTTTCGCTATTTTTTGGTAGCCCAAAAGGATTTTCATCTGAAACGGCAGAATCACCAGTTGGGTTCTCATAAGCAGCCACTCTCAAAACATCATCTATAGCAAATAATTCACCTATAGTTGAGTCGGTCTGATTGCTGCTAGGCCTAGCTACAGCCCTTGTTCTTGCTACTCGAAATAATGCGTTGCTTTGCTTGTCCGTGCCAACCTGTATGACTGACGTGTTAGTGATACCGGTCCATCCGCCAATTGTGGTTTTAATATTGGTTACTGTTCCAACGTTAGGCTCAACCACCCCGTCTATTTCACATGTAGCTGCAACCTGAGCTGTTCCATTTTCTCCGATTGTTACGTCGTTATCAATAAACCAATCGTAATTACCTCCAGATATCACAGAGCCAGATAAAATAACAGTACCCTCTGTTCCCGTTGCAGTACACTGTATTTTTGTTGGCGTTCCATCTTCAAAACTTGCGCCTGTTAAGCTCCCTATAATACTAAGCTGAGTATCGCGCGCCTTTGCAGGGTCTTTAGAATTCCAAGCCTCGCGTATAGCTTCATTTAATATTCTGTAATTTTGAGCATGCCAAGCGTTCATATATCCGTCAGGGGTAGATGGGTCGGTATTGAAGTTTGGATCTATTTCAAGCCACTTTTCATTAATAGCTGAGAAAATCTCATTTTCAGAAAGGGTTAATATTCCCTCGTCTGTTACTTGTATAATATCAGTCATATTTATTCACTTTTAAATTTATTCATCAATAATAACACATCAATAAGATCAATGGTAAAAGCCCTTGTTTTTTATGCAAGGGCTTTATTTAATTAATCAAAGCTTTTCCATCTACCTACAGCCGCAACTTTCAAGTTAACCGATGAAGAATAAGAAGTGTTAGATCTTGCTTTAATCCCGTTTGCTACTGCGCTACCTGAATTGAACGTCACATCAACTGCAAACGTTCCAGCGGCGCTCCCAAAGATAACAGGAGTTGATATGAATGGCGTCGGATATACCCATGAGTCACCATCTCCGACAAACATTGATCCATCAGGGATTGTTGCCCCGTTAGCTTCTGTTATTGTCGCCTCACAACGCTGCGTACCGTCGGGGTAAAGGTAGCATACACCTTGATCACCTCTTACCGTTTCAACGCCTCTATACCACTTAAAGCTTTGAACGTCACAGTGATTTTTGTATATCGTTGCTATACCTTTGGATGCAGGGTGATTTAATCCATTCCCTCCAGTTACAGGTCTAGTTGATGCGCCATCATCCGGAGCACCAAAAAACTCAATGTCAGTTATTGCTGGCAAGTATAGCTTCTCAGTACCCATAGAAAGAGTTGCTTTTGTAACTGGGCCACCCGTTCCGCCAAAGTAATCGACAGTCGGAATCATTAGGCCTCCGTATCTAATGACTTTCTCAGTGAATGGCTGAACACCTGCCAAGTAACCCGCAGGCGCAGGGATAATTCTAAATGAAAACATATTGTTTTTTAATACAATCTCAACCTCAACCGATGCGGTCGGAGTTTCTATATCTGAAACAACAGTTTTATACAGTCCGTCGCTGTCACCTCTATAAAACTTAAACCTTAGAAACCCACTGGCGTCCTCGATAAACACGGCGTTACTTGCTCCCTCTGACAAAGACACAGATAAAGGAGATGAGTTTACCCAACCACTAGGGTCAATGGTAGCCAGTAAAGAATAATCCCTGCATCTATAAGTGTCTGGAGCTGTGTAAGCCTGCATTGACTCGTAAATCTCTTCATCGGTCTCGACCAACTCAGTGTTTATGATGTCACGCCCATCTCTCATTAAATTAAACGTTCTGTTTATGTCTATACAAGGGTACCCGTGATAAAGGCAGTATGTTCTGATCCAACCTGCGGAATAATCTCGACCTTCTTGTCCTGCGTAGGTTCCAAATCCTGAGTATGTGGCATCGGGTGATAAATTAACGCCTAAGTTTGTTGCAAACATTACCTGTGCGCCATAAGCTTCTATTTTTGCAACCACGCTTTCAACAGACGCCCTATCTAAGTTTTGTTGGTCATTTATTCCCATTGATATGATCACAACATCAGGCTCTTCATCGAATATATACTCTAACCATTCTCTGTCGGGGTCGGTATACCAGTCGTAACGTTCAAGGCTAGAAGTTGCTACGCTATCAAGACCTGTAAAATCCTCTGCCCCAATACCTCTACCCACAAAGGTGAAGTTGATATCAGGGTTGGCATTGGTCAACTTATTTATAAGTATTTGAGTCGAGCAGTCAGATGAACCTAATGCGTTAGCCCAAAAAGTTGTTAAGCTATCCCCAGTGACAACAATTTTTATGTCACCCATCTTATTTAACTCAATTGAAGTATTATCATCAAGATAAGGGTGAGCAACAGTGGCATTAAAAGGAACTACAGGTCTTCGATATGTCCCTGTGTCCAAGTTTGATGATCGGAAAGAACCGTTACCTATAAAGGTTACGTTGGATCTATTTGTTAGTGTTAAATTACTGGTAAAATCAACGTTGACAATGACGAAATTAAGCCCGTTATCCATTGCGTAATCAATCGCACTCTGAACTTCTTCACTCTCGTCCCCCGTTCCCGTTGCGCCGTAATATTGAACGTCGTTCTTCGGATATAGCAGGTCGCTTGCTATCGCCTCAGCTTCGTTTTTAGCTGCAACTGATTCATCGCGCGCTTCTTCAGATGATATTTGAGCAGTTTCCGAGGCTTCGCGTGATGCTTGGCTTTCTGCCTGTGCAGTTTCAGATGCGTCTTTTGCAACTACAGATTCATCTCTAGCTTTTTCGCTTTCTGATTGAGCTGTCAAAGCTAATGATTTTGCTTCTGCACTGGCAAGGCTTGCAGACTCACTCAACTCCTTGGCATTAATAGCTTCATTGCTAGCTACGATCGCACTGTCTCTAGAAGAAGCAGATTCGTCTCGTGCTGTTTCGCTTATGCCTTGAGCCTCTACCGCTTCATTGCGAGCATCAATCGCCGCATCACTTGCGGCCTCAACAGCTGCAAAAGCATCTTCACTTTCAACTTGAGCATTAACCGCCGCGTCCTTAGCGATAACAGCCTCGTCGCGGGCATCTTCTGCTTGACCTGCATATACAGACAAAGAGTTACCATCTACGTCATACAACGCCTTGATTTGCTTTTGCAGGCTCGGAACTGTTTTGCTGTTATTAGGATTAGTGAAGCTTTCTTCAACGCCACCAGTTGAAACATCATCGATAAATTCAGATGACAAAGTTGTTCTCTCTGCTGCGGTATTTATTTTTTCTATTGCATTGTCTAGATCAGCCATTTAAAGCCCCATATTTAAGTTGGTTAAACGCTTTCGCTCACGCTAATAGTACCATACTCAGTTAATATGGTCGCTACAATGGTAAATTTACGAGTGCTGTAATCAAAATCACTCGACCATTCCAGTATTGTTATTACACCTTCAGTGTTTAAAATTCTATTCTTTAGCAAAGAAGATTTAGATTGAATGGTATTTACCGAGTTATTTTTACCTAAAATACTATTTATCCACGGTGTACCATCTGACACGTCGCGCCAATATTCAGCCGAGAATAAATATATTCGTGTTTGTATAGTTTGCTGAATTGCTTCAATATCATAAATCCACACCTCTCCACTAATAACAAAATCACCATTAGCATCTAATCTACGTGTTTTATACTTGCCTGTTTCAACGCTCATTATGGTTGTACCCCTGATATTCCGACTACGTCTGTGCTACCTGCTTTATATGTACCCGGCGCGTGCGCGTGGCCTTTTTGCTCTTTACCTGCAACAGTTAATGATGTGACAGCAATTAATGTTGCAGCCGTTACCGATACAGGGCTTACTGCTGCACCGTTTGGAGTAATAGTGAAGCCGTTAATATTTACGGTTCCATTATCTAACAAACTGATAAACCCTGCCGCATTAATTGAATTTATAGCGCCTGTTGGCATTA